ATCATCAGGTGTTTCCAAATAACACCCTTGTTTATTGCAGAATGCATGAATGTCGTTTAGGTATTCAGTGAATTGAGCTGTACTTGCGTCTGTCGTGCTCATTAACTCACAAAGTCCATCAGCTACTTGTTGATAGGCTGGATGCTTAGAATCCTTCAATTCTCTAACAGCCTTGAATGTTTTCTTGTATTGACCAACGTCATCACGATCATAGATTTTTGATAGGAAGTTCTTCTTAAAGAACAGATGCTCATAGTCTTTATCTGTACCTTGACGTTTAGCCCATTGATTAAGCCACATCCAGTACAAACGGTTTTGAGCTTTTGAACGATCTTTCTCTTGTGGTGCAATCAATACGACTAAAGGCTTCCCTTCGTTCGCTGCCTTTGCATGATTAGTATTTAGATAGCCAATTACATAGTTGATGTCAGAATGGTTTTTGATGACGAATCTAGGTTCCATTTCAAAACACCTCATCATCTTTAAGATTAAGCATCCGCTCTGTTCTTTCTAACCACTGATCAAATAGAGCTTCTGATTCTTGTCTCGTGCCTAATTCAAACTTATCAAATGCAGCATGGCAGACATAACACAATGGAACTGTGTATAAATCACTTGCTTTGATACCGCGCCCTTTCCCATGTTTTGAACTATTAGAATGAGCAGCCTGTGAGTGAGGATAGCCGCATCTAACGCAGGGTAGCGCTCTTATTTCGTTCAGCCTCTTTTTCGAACGCATTTTCTAGGTTCTCTATTCTGGTTCTGAGAGTATTTACTTCACGCTGACATTCAGTCTTAAACGTATGGCTGCTAAATAAATGGTTATAGTTTTCTAACCGGCTAAGATTACGTTTATAGATTTCTAAATTCTTCTTCGCTTCGATTGTGTCCATGTTCACCCCAATCCATTTGACTTAGACGAAGTGAGCTACTCCTTAGCTTTGATATCCACTTTGGAAAGAGGCTATATCTATGCAGCACACTTCTCTAAATTAAATGGCACGCCATGCAGGACTCGAACCCGCATCAATCACACTAGAATTATGATGTCTTATCCAATTAGGCGAATGGCGTAAAAAATAAAAGCCCCGCCAATAACTAGTATTCAGCGGGGCCATATATGCCGTAATCCGTTCGGCCAACAAAAACTAAAAATCTATCATCTAAATCGTGACTGGGCTTCAAACTCCTTATTCACCTCAGCCCAATTTATATTTGATCCTGCTGCTCTAAGGTCAGAAAGATTAAAGACTTCTTGGTGGATTTTTGGAACATTAGGATCAGTCCACTTACATAAGCCAGTTTCAGCCTTTTGATCGATTGAAACTAGAGTCATTCTTTGTTTACAACCCTTCAAGAAAACCTCTTTCCCTTCCTCAAATTTCCCATGCTTCATAAGACACCTATTGATGAATAAAATTTATTCAACAAGGATACCGAATTTAAATGAATTGGTCAAATTAAGTTATTGAATTCTCAATAGTAAATTAAATTAATTTAATCTTTACACGCTTTCTGCATTCTTTGATTGGGTCGTCGTTGTAATCCAACCCATATTCCCAAACATGAATGCAAAAGACCTGCTTAATTCTTCGGAGCATGTGAACCTCCAAAAAAATAGCCCTACGTTTAAGCATCGACTAGAAATCCAGTCCAGCACATCGGAATCCAATCCAATGTTCTAAGCTCGTAGGGCATAAAAGCAAAAAGCCCATCGGATGATGAGCTTTTAAAATTGGTGAGAACCCTTGAGGCTTACAGACTATTTCACTCTAGGGCATATTTAATCTCGATCGGCGAAAGACGCTGTAAGAATCCATCACCTAGTGGCACCTTACTTACACTTCGCACCACTCTAACATAAATATGCCATATAACTTGCGCAAGGTCAACCTGATTACTTGTCTCTATTCTTTAAGTCAAAACGAATGAATGGGTATCTACAATGCATAGCTGCTAAACCGCAGCGAACATCTTCACGAGCATCGTGTTGGGTACGGAGAATGGTTGGGTTATCTACACGCCCTACTTTAATCACCATGTCT